GCGTTAGTCCGTGAGCGTATTGAGGCAGGAAAAGACATGCCAACGGAACTTTTCAACGTATTCGTTGGAAATAAAACAACAATAAAAAGGAAACAATAAACATGAACCAAGTACAAGTAAAAGAAGAAGCAGGTGCTTTGGCTACGAATCTTTTCGAAGCTGATGCAAATGCTGGCTCTCAGAATATAACGCAAGAAGATCTTGCATTACCATTTCTGAAAGTTTTGGGACAATTATCTCCTGAAGTTAATAAGCAAAATTCTAAGTTTATTAATGGTGCACAACCGGGAATGATTGTTAATAGTGTGACTAAAGAACTTCATGATGGGGCAAAAGGTATAAATGTTATACCAGTCCATTATGAAAGACAATATGTCGAATGGCAGGACAGAGGTACTACGAGTACCGGTGCTCCTGTTGCAATACATAGTGCAGAGAGCGATATTGTGAGTACAACTACTCGCGATAAATCTTGGAAGGATAGATTACCAAATGGTAATTATCTGGAAAATACGGCTAATCACTTTGTAATTCTTATGGGTAAAAATCCATCAACAGCTTTGATTTCCATGAAAGCTACTCAATTAAAAATTAGTAGAAAATGGAATTCAATTATGATGGGTCTTAAGCTTCAAGGTAAGAATGGCATGTTCACACCGCCAACATATAGCCACATTTATAATCTAAAAACTGTTCAAATGTCTAATGACAAAGGAACATGGTTTGGATGGGATGTGTCTAAAGTTGGACCCGTTTCAGATAAAGGTGTTTACGCAATTGCTAAAAATTTTGCTGAGAAAAACAGCAAGGGTTTAGTGAAAGTTAAACATGGATCTGAAGAATCAAAAACAGATTCTCCATATTAATCATCTAACGTAAGTTAGATTCCTAGGATTGGGCGTGGAAGCAAGCGTGGAAACGCCCAAGACAAAACATGAGTATGAAAGGTAAATAATGAAATGAGTATAGATAAATTTAAAAATATATTTAAAGGCTTAGAAAGAGCACATGGGTGTACTAAAGTTGGTCCAAGTAATAACAACGGAGAAAAAGTTAAAGGACAATCTTTTGTAGTACGAGAACAAGTTACAGATGAACTTTGGACAAAACATTTACAGGGGACACAAAGTTTAGGAATTATTCCAATCAACGAAGAGAATCAATGTGTATGGGGATGTGTAGATATAGATTCATATGCAGGATTCGATCATAAAAAATTAATAGAAAAAATAAAACAATTTAAACTACCTTTGGTAGTATGTAGATCAAAGAGCGGCGGCGCTCATGTGTTTCTCTTCTCAGAGAAGCCCGTCGACGCAGAAAGAATGAGAGACAAACTTACAGAAATAAAGACACTACTAGGATACGGCGGATCAGAAGTCTTTCCAAAACAAATCAAATTAAAATCACAAGACGACACAGGAAACTTTTTAAACTTACCATACTTTAATGGTGATAACGGAACAAGATATGCATTTAAAGAAGATGGAGCAGCAGCATCTTTAGAAGAATTTTATGGAATCTATAATAATGTAAAACAACTAGATGTTGGTTCCATAAAAGTACAGAGGCCCCAATCAGAATTTTCTGATGGGCCTCCGTGCATAGAGCTTATGGCAGCAAATGGGGTAGAAGAAGGTGGAAGAGATAATGCATTATTTCATTATACTGTTTATGCTAAAAATAAATGGCCATCAGGTTGGCAAGGGAAAATATCTTTATTTAATGAAAAATATGTTAAGCCACCATATGATGATGCGGGTTTAAATAGAATTATTAAACAACATGAAAAGAAAGATTGGGGTTATAAATGCAATGATATTCCTATGTGTAATCTATGTGATAAAAAATTATGTAGAAGTAGAAAATTAGGAATAGGAGAAGAAATTGTATTTCCTGCACTAACAGATTTACAAAAAATTAAATTAGAAAAACCATATTATTATTTAAATGTAGATGGACAAAGATTACATTTAGAAAATGTAAAATATTTAAAACAACAAAGTTTATTCCAGGAAGCTGTTATGGAACAACTAGATTTTATGGTTCCAACAATTAAACCAAGAGATTGGATAAGTATAATTAATCCATTAATGAAGAATCACGAACCTGTTGAACCACCTGAAGGTGTAGCAACAACAGATCAATTACAAAATCATTTAGAAGAGTTTTGTTTAAATAGACATATAGGTACTGAAATGAGCGATCTTAAACGTGGTGGTGTATGGACTAACGAAGGATATCATCATTTCATATTCAGTAAATTTTATAATCAATTCTTAATCAGACAAAGATGGGATGTAAATTATTCTAGAACTGCACAAATGTTAAAAGAAGTTTGTAATTGTGAGGATAAAAGAATTGGTAAAGATAAAATATCAGTATTTAGAGTAAAACAATTTGATTTAAAAGAAGAAGAGTATTCTCAAAAAGAACTTAAACCGAAAGATGTATTCTAATGAAAATAAGATGTTTTATAGAAAGCTGTATTGATGTGGGCAGTGGCTTAGTTTTAGCCATTCTCATCCAATTGTATATTTTTCCATTCTTTAGGCTGTATCCATCTATTTTAGATAGTTTAGGAATTGCATTAATATTTACTGCAGTTTCAATTATTAGATCATCAATCTGGAGACATTTTTTTAGGAGATATAGATGAAAACAATAGTATTAGGACCACCAGGTACAGGAAAAACAACTACTTTATTAAATAAGGTAGATAGTTATTTAAAAGAAACAGATCCAGATAGAGTTGGCTACTTTGCTTTCACGCAAAAAGCTGCATATCATGCCAGAGACGAAGCAATCAAAAAATTTAATCTTACAGAAGATGATCTTCCATATTTTAGAACTTTACACTCACTAGCATTTCAAAAACTTGGACTTAAAAAAGATCAAGTAATGCAACCAAGACATTATAAAGACCTTGGAAAAAAGTTAGGATTTCCAGTAGCTTATGCTGAACACCAAGAAGACCATGGATTTTTTACATCTGATAGTGAGTATTTACAAATAATTAATTTAGCAAAACTTAGAAATATAACTCCCGATCAACAGTATGAACTTCAAGAACATACTCAAGATTTAGAAAGAAATAAACTTACTATTATATCTAATGAATTAGAGAGATATAAAAAAGAATATGGTCTCATAGATTTTAATGACATGATTCTAAATTTTATTAAGTCTGATTTATCCCCCAAATTTGATGTCATCTTTATTGATGAAGCTCAAGATTTATCTTCAATGCAATGGGATATGACAAAAACTATTTGGAATAAAACAGAAGATACTTTTATTGCGGGTGATGATGATCAGGCTATTTTTAAATGGGCTGGTGCTGATGTAGATTCTTTCATAGCTTTACAAAATCAAATGATAAATCTTCCACTTATTCAATCACATCGAATACCAATGAAAGTTCATAGACTTGCTATGGGTATAATAAATAGAATTAGAAATAGAATAGATAAAAACTGGAAACCTAAAACTAATGAAGGAAGTTTACACAGACATTTTGATGTAGAATCAATTAACATGTCCTCTGGAGATTGGTTAATATTATCTAGAACTAAATATATGTTAAAAGAAATAGAAGATACTTTGTATCGTAAAGGATTATATTATGAAAATAGATATAAAAAAAGCTATGAGAAAGATATGCAAGAAGCAGTTACGGACTGGGAACATTTAAGACAAGGACAACTATTGTCTTATAAACAAGTTGAAAAGATTTATAGTTACATGAATCCTGAACACGCAGATAAGAATAAGTTAAAAGGAATGGTAAAAGAATCATTCTATGGCATTGACCTATTGACCAAGGACCACGGATTAAAAACTAACAAAGTTTGGTTTGAAGCTTTTAATGAAGCAGGTCAACAACGAGTAAATTATTTAAGAAAAATGAGAGCTAATGGTGAGAGATTAAATAAACCACCAAGAATAAAATTGTCTACGATTCATGCCGCTAAAGGTGGTGAATGTGAAAATGTTGTGTTGTTAACCGATCAAACAAGAACAACCATGAATACATATGAAAAGAATCCTGATGATGAGAATAGATTATACTATGTAGGTGCAACACGAACAAAAGAAAACCTACATATAATAGAACCAAAACAACCAGATAAAGGATTTATAATATGAAAGATATATATAAAAAACAGGTGGGAGGAACCCACTACAAATCTATGGTTATTCAACCATCAGAATTTATAAATAAAAACAATCTCCCGTTTGCAGAGGGAAATGCGATTAAATATTTATGCAGACACAAGCAGAAAAATCAAAAACAAGATTTGGAGAAAGCAATTCATTATTGTCAAATGGCAATTGAACGAGACTATCCGGATAATCAAGAAACAATAACCATAAAGGAGCAACAATGATACAAGTACCACTATTTAAACCACAAACTGAATGGCTACCGCCAGAAGAATTTCCAGATCTCTCAAAATATAATGAGATCGCAATAGATTTAGAAACAAAAGATCCAGACTTAACTAAAATGGGATCAGGATCAATAGCCAAAAACGGTGAAGTTGTTGGAATAGCTGTCGCTGTTAAAGACTGGTCTGGTTATTACCCAATTGCTCACGAAGGTGGTGGTAATTTAGATCGTAAAAAAGTTTTAAAATGGTTTCAAGGTGTGTTGAGCACTCCTGCCATGAAAATATTTCACAACTCCATGTACGACGTATGTTGGATAAGAGCGCTCGGTTTAAGTGTTAACGGAAGAATTGTTGACACGATGATTGCATCGGCCATAGTTGATGAGAATCAAATGCGTTATGACTTAAACAACTGTGCTAAACGATACACTGGAAAAGGAAAGAATGAAACAGATTTATATCAAGCTGCAAAGGATTGGGGGGTTGACGCGAAGGCAGAAATGTATAGACTACCTGCCATTTATGTTGGCGCATATGCAGAAAAAGACGCTGAGATAACTTATGAACTTTGGCAAGAATTAAAGAAAGAAATTATTAGCCAAGATTTAAATTCTATCTTCCAATTAGAGACTGACTTATTTCCATGCCTCGTTGATATGCGTTTCTTAGGAGTTCGTGTAGATATTGAAGGAGCACACAAATTAAAAGAAGAATTAAGTAAAGAAGAAAAAAGCTCACTGCTCCAAGTAAAAAAAGAAACAGGAGTAGATGTTCAAATATGGGCTGCAAGAAGCATTGCCCAAGTTTTTGAAAAGTTAGGTTTGCCTTTCGATAGAACTGAAAAAACACAAGCACCTTCCTTTACTAAAAACTTTTTACAGAATCACGCCCACCCACTCGTGAAACGAATAGCCCGAGCCAGAGAAATAAATAAGGCTCATACCACATTTATTGATACCATAATAAAACATAATCATAAAGGAAGAATACATGCTGAAATTAACCAACTAAGAGGAGATAATGGAGGAACGGTAACAGGAAGGTTTTCTTATTCTAATCCTAATTTACAACAGATACCAGCCAGAGACAAAGAAATAGGACCTAAGATTAGGTCATTATTTATACCCGAGGAAGGCCATACATGGGGTTGTTTTGACTATTCTCAGCAAGAGCCTAGGTTGGTAGTGCATTATGCTGCTTTACAGAATCTCTATGGAGTGAACGAAGTATTGGAAGCGTATCGTTCTGGAGATGCTGATTTCCATACTATCGTCGCTGACATGGCAGAGATACCTAGATCACAGGCCAAGACAATTAATCTTGGTCTGTTCTATGGTATGGGAAAAAATAAATTACAAGCTGAACTTGGAGTATCTAAAGATAAAGCTGAAGATTTATTTAAACAGTATCATAATAAAGTACCGTTCGTAAAACAATTGATGGACAATGTTATGTATAGAGCACAGGACTCTGGTAAGATTAGAACTTTACTTGGTCGACTTTGTCGGTTCCATTTATGGGAACCAAATCAATTTGGAATTCATAAGGCATTGCCTCATGAACAAGCGCTCGCGGAACACGGACCAGGGATCAAGAGAGCATACACTTACAAAGCTTTGAATAAATTAATTCAAGGATCAGCAGCTGACATGACAAAGAAAGCAATGTTAGAACTTTATAAAGAAAAAATAACTCCGCATATACAAGTACATGATGAATTAGATATATCTGTTAATAATAATGCTGACAAAATAAAAGAGATAATGGAAAGTGCTGTTTCACTTGAAGTTCCTAATAAAGTAGACTATGAATCCGGGCCAAATTGGGGTACAATAGAATAAAAAAATAGGAGTATATTATGGAAAAAATAATACATGAAGCTAAAAAATTATGGACTTTAGCTATAACTAATAAAAAAGCTACGGCTATAGTTATAGTTGCTGTTATAATTATATATCACTTAGTTACAAAATAATTTATTATGCATGGCCTATCTAAATGTAAATACACCTGCAACCTATGCGCAGATTAAAAGAGAGTATCTCTATGATCTTAAAAAACATTATGGAGAAGTTGAAGACTGTATTATATTTGGCCTCGCATCTATTACAGGACGTCCGATACTATTTCACGCTATTA